ATATACGCATCAGGACAGTGAAGTAAGTTTCCCCTAACTTCAGGACAGTAAAGCAATAAAGTGCGCTCGTCGCTTGCACTTCACTACAATAAAGTTTACTACACTGAACTGTATGACATTAAAGTAAATTGTTAACAGGTTGTTCATGATTTTAACTGTCCGGTATTGTATTATAATCTTGCAAGGGAAAGCCCCTTGTAAACAAACTGAATGCAACACTAATTGTAAAGGAGTATTACACATGAAAATCAAGATTCCGTATGTGGTCGTCACTGCCGTTAAAGGTCGAGAGGTTAACGACGTTGTTTTTGTTGATACTGCAAGCAAAAAGAACGCGGCAGAAGGTGCGGGTGATAGCAATGAATGACCCTTGCACCTGTACCACTCCTACCAACGTTTCGCACGTCATGTTGTATGAGGATGCCGCACAGAATATTTACGGCATTGTGTACGATAAAGATGGTAACGTGCTGAACGTGGTAACCGGAGTTGGTAAGCTCGACCCCTTGCCCATCCGTGCGTTTGAAGAAGCGGCGCGGCGTGGTTTCCCGTACTCCCCGCAGTGGAACCCCTGCAATCATGGTGGTAAGACCATGGAGCAGATTGTTGCGGAACTGGAAGCACAGCGGCATCACATCGCTACTATTTTCACCAACCAGTCCCCAACCGCGCTTTACCCGACTAACGGCGATTCTACCGCAAAGCAGTTTCTGTTACGCTGGATTTTCTAGCGTATGCAATAAGTAGCAAAAGGAGATATATTATGGCTATCAAGAAAAACACCACTGTTCCCGCACCAGAGGTTGACGACCGCCCCACGCTGAACCTGACTGGTGCAACCATTCAGGCGGCGTATCAGTTGAGTGACACTTGTATTGTGTTCACCCTGAATATTCCGGGCGTTTCGTTGCGCGATATGCGTCTGATTGAGAAGAAAGCAGGCGGGTATTTCATCAGCACCCCGCAGGCTAAAGGCAAGGACGGGCAGTATCATGACCGGTTCCTTGTGTACCTGTCTGCCACGGACGAACAGCGCGTTATCAAAGCGGTGCTTGACCACTTTGCAGGCACGAACGAAAAGCGGGACTTCAAGACCCGTTACGAGGTATAACGAATATGAGCAAGCGGAGCGAGACGCCGCTTGACCTTTACGAGGGCGGCGGCTGGATAAATATTCCAGCCGTCGCCCGTTTGGGTTGTTGGTGCAATATCCTGATAGGTAAACGTCAAGTTGGCAAAACATACGGCACACTTAAATTCATGCTTGAGACCAATCGGCATTTTCTTTATCTCAGACGTACAACGACCGAATTTGACGCTATCACGTCTGACCCCGATTTAAACCCGTTTTTGCCGCTGAAAAGTGAAGGGTTTGACGCGGATGTTGTGAAAAGTGGTAAGGTAACTTACACAATCGGAAAATTTGAATACGACGAGGACGGCAAGCCCCAGCAGTGCATAGAAAAATACGGCATTGGTATGACGTTGCCCAGCATTGCAAATATTCGCGGCTTTAATGGTTCACAGTTTGAGGACGTTGTTTTTGATGAATTTATCCCGGAGCGAATTGTTATGAAACGCAAGGCAGAGGGCGACGCCCTATTGAATGCGTATGTTACCATTAACGGCAATCGCGAATTGGAAGGGCGTCCCCCTCTCAGAATTTGGCTTTTAGCCAACGCGTTTGATATTGCATCTCCTATACTTGTTGAATTGGGTGTAGTGGATGAAATTGCAAAGCTTGCAAGAACTGGCAAGGAATGGACGGTTACAAGTTCGGGCGTGTTCATCGGAATGCCAAAAAGTACGGTGGTATCCGGCAAACGCGCAAATACGGCGTTTATGCGTCACATGATGAAAAACCCGGACAGTAAGTTTTATCAGATGGCAATGGAAAACAAGTTTGCCTATAACAATCTTGAGCAAGTTAGACCTATGAATTTGCGCGGGATGAAACCTGAATTTCAGGTTGCGGGGCTGTATTGCTATCAGTACGACGGCAACCACTATTATTTATGTCAATCCCCGCACCAGTCCCGTGAAATTTATCCCGATACCAGCGCGGGTAAACAAGCTTTCAGGCTTGCGCATCCTTATTTTCAGACCATGCTTGTATTAAATCAAGTATGGGTTTCTGATGTTCCATCTTTGATAAAGATAAAACAGTATCTTGACATTCAGGACTAAATCAGCTATTATAATAGATAGCGGGAGACCCCAAAAGCAAAGCGCCCCGGAAGGGCGTGGGGTTGCATTCTTTGCTTGCACACTCCCGCGTTCTAAGAAATGAGGTGAACAGATGCTCACATTTTCATATAGCGCAGATAAAGAAAAATATATTTCTGCACATTTTCAGGTTAAGGAGTTCCACAGTAGGAACGACCGCGCCGACCTTGTGAAAGTTGATGAACGGCTTGTAGAGCTTTTAGAAAACATTCGGAAGTATACCGGCAAGCCCGTTATTATCAACAGCGGATACAGAAGCGCGGCGTACAATGCCACAATCAAAGGCGCTGTATACAATTCTCAGCACGTTCAGGGCAAGGCCGCAGATATCCGAATTACAGGCGTTACCCCTGCCAAGGTTGCCAAAATCGCAGAGTGTTATTTAGGCAGTTCCGGCGGTATCGGTATTTATTCGACTTTCACCCACGTTGACGTGCGCACGACTTGCGCACGCTGGAAAGGAGCGTATTAATAATGGCACTTACGTTGAATGATGTTCTGACCCTTGGCAAGATGGGTTTTACCAAAACTGACATTGCCGCACTGATGGGCGCACAGCCCAGCACTCCCGTGCAGACTACCCCCGCACAGGTTCCGGGTGCAACCGCCCCGGCGGTGCAGACCGTACCGAACACGCACATGACCGACCCCCTTGGTACTGACCAGCAGACCCCAGCGCCTTACCAGCAACCCCCCGGTTCTCCCGACCTAGGCCAACTGGTGGCAAGTCTCGCCGACCTTAGTAAAAAGGTTGACGCTCTTAACGTTCCGTCCGCTGGTTTTGTGGGCAATCCCGCCCCCGTTACCAGCGTTGAAGATATCATTTTGGGAGCCTACCAGCCCAATCAGGCCGACGCGCCCGCGCCGGATTTTATGAAAGGAGTGAATAAGTAATGGCAAACCCTAACATTCCCGCTAAAGCGGGTATGACGGTTTTCCGTCCGCAGGATATTTATACCATTGCTAATGCACTGGTGAAGGAAGTGACCGGACAGACCCCGGCAATCACTGCCGTTGATACGTCCTCTTTTATCAACGTCGGGCAGATGTGTCTTGACCAGAGCAAAGAGGGTACGTTGCAAGCGCTTTCCAACATGGTTGCCCGCACCATTATTGCGGTGCGTCCCTATTCGGGTCGTTTTACCAGTATCGAGGTAAGCTCTCAGGAATGGGGCTTGTTTATCCGCAAGATTGCTTTTTTCAGCGGCGAATTTGACGAGACCAAGTTTATCAACACTGCCCAGAACCCGAACACCTTGCGGGATGGTAACAGCGTCGATATGTACAAAATCAAGAAGCGTTACCCGCTCGAGATGTACTATACCGGCGAAAGCACCCTGAACCAGCGGTATACCACGTTCCGGGAACAGCTGAAAACGGCCTTTCAGAGCGAAAGCGAATTTTCGGCATTTCTCAACGGCATGATGGTGGAAATCGGCAACGACGTTGCCCGGTGGAAAACCGCCGAAAACCGTGCGTCTGTGATGAACTTTATCGGCAGTCTGTACAACACCGGCAAGCCCGGGCAGAAAGTCAACCTCACGGAGCAGTTCAACGCGGCGCGTGATACCAACTATACCACCCGCGAGCTGTTGACCGTTCACCTTCAGGAATTTTTGTCCTTTTTTGTTTCTTATCTGGAAACCCTGACCGGGCTGATGGAAGAATCCAGCGAACTTTACCACCTGACCCCGATGTGTACCGACGACAACGGCAACACCCTGCACCTGTTCCGGCACACGCCCAAGGGAGAGCAGAAGTTGCTTTTGTATCAGCCCCTTATCAACGACGCTAAGGCGTGGGTTTACCCTGCTATTTTCGGGCCGGGCTATCTGTCGTTTGGCAATTACGAGGGTGTGCAGTTCTGGCAGAACATCAACGACCGGTCTTCTGTGTCGGTCACCCCGGCGCAGTTTAACGTTAACACTGCAAAACAGGAGACGGGAGCACCCGTTAAACTTGATTTTGTAGTTGGTCTGCTGTATGACCGCCGCGCACTGGCTACCACCTACCGGCAGGATAGTGTTTACACTACCCCGTTTAACATCAGCGGCGAGTATTACAACACAGAACATCACTGGAAGATGAACTATTTACAAGACCCGACCGAGAACGCTGTGCTTTTTTACATGGCTGACGGGGTTGTTCAGCCGTAACAAGCCGATAAGGCCGACCGTAAAAGGCCGGCCTTATTTTTATAGAAAGGTGGTGTATTTAATGGCACGCGGCGAATTTAGGGGTGCAGTCCCCGAACCAACAGTAAAGCACGGATATCATTTTCATTTTGGAAACGTTCAGAAACGGATGAATAGCACCAAAATTTTTGACTATTCTGTGTTGAAGGATGAAGAACGGTGTGATTTTAAGAAAGTAACCAGCATGGAAAACCCCGTTATTTTTGTAAACCTGAACAGCCTGAATATTTCCCCGCAGTGGAATTATTGTCACTGTGAGGAAACAGAGAGTTATTATTGGGTACGAGATATTTCTGTGGGTGTGTATGGGCGCGGCAGTGCTAACATCTGGCAGTTTTCTTTAGAGCTTGACCCGCTGGCAACCTATCGGAGCGAGATTTTAAAAACAAAAGCGTTCATTGAATATGGTTTTAACAGCGACGCAAGCGGTGCGCAGTATCGGTTACAGGATTCACGGCAGGCGGTTGCCATGAAACCAACTGTTGCAACTGTTACGGCAGATATCACGGACGGTAAATTGGGCGATACTGCCGGTATTTATATTTTGTCTGCCGTTGGTAAAAGTGGCCTGTTATCTTACAAGATAGACCAGACGCAATTAGAAACTTTATTGACTGCCGTTTCTACGACGTGGGAAGTAGCAACCAAGGCGTTTGTCAAGTGGGAAGTGGCTCTCCCGGAATTTATGAACAAGCTTGTGTTTGGTGATACCGCAACAAGTTGCATTCGCTCTTGCATCTGGTTACCCATTGAACCGGGTGGAGCCGGACGCGGTAAGGAAATAACGTTAGGACAGTTCAACACGGGGGTGTTTGGTCGAGTTGTTACAATAGACGACAATCTTTCTGTTCATACAGATATTGTCATACCATGGCCTGCCGAGGATTGGAAACGGCTGAACTGTCAAATGCAACTATATATTCCCATGGTTGGCGTTGTAGGTATTCCGGTTGACCAGTGTAACAACGCCGCAACGGTTGGTGTTGACTGGTGCATGACCTATTTGGACGGCAGTGTTTCAATTAAAGTAACCGCCGGAAACTATTGTTGTTATGTTGGTTCTACGAACGTTTCCAGTGTATACGGTATCGGCACATCCAACATTGACCCTGTAAAAGCCGTTGCCGGTTCCGTTTCCGCAGTTGGTTCGGCGTTGCAGTTTGGCGGTGGTGTTGGCGCGACAATAAGCCCGTTCGGAGCTGTTGCGGGACTTGCGGCAGGCGCCGAAGGTATCAAACAGAGTATCCAGCCCATCAATCAGTGCGTGGGCATGACCACCGGAGCAAGTCAAACCCTGTTACCGACAGAAGCACAGTTGACATTATTATATTACCCGCCCATTGATGATGCAGGTTATCAGGGCTTGTATGGGTATCCTGTTATGCGTGTATCGACCCCGGCAAATGGATATTGTAAGACACGCGGATTTAGCTGTCAACCCAAAGGCGCGAAACCGGATGAAATTGCATACATCAACGCGGCGATGGATTCCGGGGTATTCATTGAATAAAGGAGATGATTTTAATGTATCAATGTTACGATGGGCATTACGATTGCACGCCGATGCCGTGCGGCACGTTTGACCGCACGTTTTCTACGGACGCGTTGACGTATTGGGAGCGTTCCTTTTTCCAGCGTATGCGCGGGATGTTCGAGTTCAGCGGGTTGCCGGAAGCAAGCGCGGGACAAATTGCGTGGGACTATGACGCCTTTTTGTATCAGCTGTTTCGGATGGGTTACGCGGTTGTTTTTCATTCCAAAACATACGGCGTTGTGGTTCAGCCGGGAGTACCGACCGGATACGGCTTACAGTTTCAGCCGCGCGGAATGCAAATTTCCACACCGTTTTTTAACTTCCCCCGTCCGCTGGAAATTGGCAGGGAATGCGGCGTTATCAAGTTAACGCCTGATTATCGCGGCGCGTGGGATATTATTCTGAAATACGCGCGGGAAATGCAACTCGCAGAGGTTGCTATCAGACAATCTGCACTAAATTCCCGGTTTGCATACGGCGCGTTTGCTAAGGACGATAAACAAAAACGTTCACTTGAAATGCTGTTTAACAAATTAGCAAACGGCGAACCCGCTATTATTGTAAACGCGGACTTGAAAAAGTCCCTCAGTGCCGGAAGCAAAGATGAATCCTATGAACTGCCTATCATGCAGTTTGACCGTGATTTGTCCAAAAATTTCATACTGCCCGAATTGATGGAGTATCGGCGCAATATTCTGTGTGATTATTACCGGGAATTAGGTGTTTCGGTTCAGCCGAACAAAAAGGAACGGATGATAGTACAGGAGAGTAAAGCGGCTGACGCGGAGACCTTTAATCGCCGGGAAGTGTGGCGAATCACGCTTGAAAAGTCGTTAGATATCGTGAACACGATGTACGGCACAAATATTAATTTCCGGCTTGTTGAGCCTGACTTGTCGGAACTGCAAAATGATACAAAGGAAAGCGAGGTGCAAAAAAGATGTTGGTGAATGAGTTGGTAGGCGGTTGCAATCTGGAAGCCCTGCTAATGTTTGACCCGGATTTGTTTGCTAATATGGTAGTGCCTGACGGTGTGGAGAAGTCGGGTGTTATTGCCGCTATCCGCAGGGCACACGGCCTTGCGCCGCTTTATCATCCAGACCCGTTATGGATTAAGCAAGAACTGTATTGGTGGAGCCGGGAAAATTTGCCCATTTGGAAAAAGTTGTTTGCAACAACTCAGCTTGAGTATAACCCTATCTGGAATACTGACATGAGCGAACGCACCCGGGACACAACCGAAACGACCCGGGACACGTCTGAACAGACTACTCAGCATTCACAGGGCGGGGCGCATGACCAGAAACAGCACGCAGACGACCGGCATATTATGGAGACCACCGGTAATCTGTACCATGAAAATACCAAAGATAAAGGATACACCACCGACAACACAGCGGGACACGGTGAAACAACCGCAGACGAGACCCGCAATACCGTTGGAAGTCTGAACCGTCTGACCACCGGAAACCGGAACACGGTACACGATGAAACCATGACCGATAAAATCAAGACCACGAAGGACGGCACAAGCAAAGTTATCAATGATGTTTCTGCCGAAAATGAAGCAGAGTATCAGCCCTACGACCAGACCAACACGACAACCCATGAAGAGGGCACAAGCGACGAGACCCAAAAAACCGACTGGACGGAAAAGGAAGATACGACCGGAACCCAGACAGACGGAACCACCGAGGATGTGACCGACAAACAGGCCACCACCTCAGACACTATTGGTAGGGCGCACGGAACATACGGGGATACTGGCAGTACAGACGGGCACGGGCACACAGAGCGGCAGAACGCAGACCGGGGAACCGCTCAGGAAACCGCCGTTAACGCGCATGATGAACACGCGCACGGTATGACCACCGGCAAGGAAACGGAAACGGTAGTTATGACCCATGAATACACCAAGGGCGGTAATATCGGCGTCACTACCACCCAACAGATGATTGAAGCAGAACGTGAAAGCGTGCTGTTTAATATCTATCAGGTCATTGCAGATTCTTTCCACCGGACTTTTTGTCTTGACGTTTATTAAAGGTGGTGGTATATTAAAGGTGGTGGTATATTATGTATACAGAGATTTTGTGTGCGGTCATTTCGGGTGCTGTTACACTGGTAGGAGTGCTGATTGCAAATAGTAAGTCTCAAGCGGTGACGGAAACGCGGCTAGACGAGCTGACCCGGGAAGTCCGTGAACATAATCACTTTGCCCAGCGCGTCCCCGTGCTGGAAGAAAAAATTAACGTAGCAAATCACAGAATTGACGATTTAGAAGAAAGGAGCAAATAAAATGAAACTGCACATCAAACCGGAAACCGTTGCAAGAACCTTTGTTTTGGTGCTGGCACTTGTTAACCAGTGCTTGAGCGCGGCAGGCAAGTCCCCGCTCCCCATCAACAGCGAGACGTTGGAGCAGTTTGTGACCGCAGGTATCACGACTGCCGCCGCGCTTTGGGCGTGGTGGGAGAACAACAGCTTTACCCAGAACGCATTGCAGGCTGACGAGTACCTGAACAACCTGACCCGCCGAAAGTGAGGTGCACAACATGGACTATCCGTTTTGCGCAAATCCGGGGTACACACCCGGTGACCCCGCAATGTATGATTTGCGGTGGTTAGTATCGCAGGTGCAAAGCCTGACCGCCCTTGTTCAGGGACTGGCAAAAGGACAGGAAGCGCAGGGCGGCAACGTAACCGCGCTAAATTCTGCCATGGCTGACCTTGCCGCCGCTCAAAAATGTATCAACTCTCGACTGGATGCCGGAGACTTTGAGAATGAGAAGTTTTTGGAATGGGCAGACAAAAATCTGCCTGCCATGGTAAACGAGATGGTGCATTTTGTTTGGTTCGGTCTGACCCCCGACGGTCATTTCTGTGCATACGTCCCCGCAAATTGGGGATGGTTGACCTTTGACACCGGTACGGATATCACCGAACCCGAGTATGGTCATCTTATCATCACCTACTAAGAAAGGAGAGATATAAACTATGAGTTGTAAAGACAAACACTGCCACCCTTACCCCATCGAACCCGCGCCTTTTGCACCGGGCAGTTGTGACCCGCACCCGCCTTGCCCGCCCCGACCGCCGCGCCCGCCTATGCCTTGCGCCCCGTGTCCCCCGTCTCAGTATATCGGCAGTCGGTATGTGCCGATTTTTGCCGACCCCATCGAGTGGGATATTCACCGCTCCTATGAATCCCTTACCATTGTGACACACGACGGCGAGAGCTACACCAGCAAGTGCAACGTTGGCCCCGGTGTTGATATCACCAATACCAGATATTGGGCTAAGACTGGCGCATATAATGCACAGTTGGAACAGTACAAAAACGAGGTGAAAGACCTCTCGTCTCAGGTCACAGGCTTTGCGTCCGATAATGCCGAGTTCCGGGAGAAAATCGACCAGTACGACAAGGACAACGCCGAGATGAAAAACACCGTTGCCAAAAACGACGCGCGTGTTGATAATCTTGCGGAGCGCGTCGCCACAGCTGAAACTGAAATTGACGGATTGCAGGCCACCACCGCCCAGCATACCACCGAGATTGCCGACCTGCACGCCAAGAACGAGGATTTGCAGAGACAAATCACCAGCAATGACAACGATATTGCCGCTTTGCAGGCCAAGGACGTGGAGCATGATTCCCGCTTGAACGGTATCGATACCAAGCTCAAGAGCCATGATACCAGCATCGCCCAGAACACCGCTGACATTGCCAAGAATGTGAAAAACATTCAGGACAATGCCGCCGCTATCGCCGTCAACGCTCACGAACTGGCCGACCATGCGGAAGAGCTGAAAGACCACGAAGCGCGGCTGACGTCCCAGCACAAGGAAATTACGGACAATCACACTGCCATTGAACGCCTTACCAGTGTGACCGATGGTCTCAGGGCTGACCTTACTGAGGATGAAGCCAAAATTGAAGCCAACCGGGACGCAATCGCCCATATTCAGGAAAAGGACGTGCAACAGGACGGACGGTTGGATGCTCTGGAAAAACGTGCCACGACCGCCGATGGGCGATTGGATGGGCTGGACACCAAGACGGATGCCACCAATACGGCGCTGACTGCCGAAATTGACCGCGCCAAAGCCGCAGAGCTGGCAAACGGCAAGCTGATTGCCAAGAATGCCGCAGAGCTGGCAAACCATGCCGAGGAACTGGCCGACCATGAAACCCGCATCACCGCGCTGGAAGGTGACAACACCACCAACAAACAGGAAATTGCGGATATCAAGGCCAAGAACACCGCACAGGATACCGCTATTTCGGGCAATACGGACGCTATTCAGCATATCAATGATTCCCTTACAGGGTATGTTAAAACCGAGGTCTACACCGCCGGGCAGGCGGCACAGGATACCAAAATCACCGCCGCACAGACCGCCGCCGATAAGGCGAACACCAATATTGGCGATTGGGAGACTGACCACCCCGGACAGTCCATCAGCGAGTGCGTCACATCTCAGGAAAACGAACTGACCGAACACGCGGGAAGCATCGCAAAACTGGAAACAGACAAGGCCGATAAGACCGCTATTCCTGACGTGTCCGGGTTTGTCACTCAAACGACCTACGACGCAGGGCAGGCGGTACAGGATGAGCGGCTGGATGCACTGGAAAACTCCAAGCCGTCGTATGCGACGTATGCTGACTTCTTTGCGGGCGCACCGCTGACGCCCTTTAACTGCTACATGACCAACGCACTGTCAACCGACCACCGGACGTGCAACATAGTCCTAAAGTCTGGCGCTGAATTTACCACCAAACTGCCCGCCGGTGTTACCATTGCCGAAACCGCAAGTACTGCCGAAATCATTCTGAAAGTCCTCTATTACTCGTCCGAGGCAGACGATACTTTCAGGGCTGGCTATTCGAGCGGCGCGGCCACTGGCACCGTAAAGCGCACAAACGTCAATAGGGAGTTAAGCTTTACCCTGACAAACGACGTCACCATATTTGGTATTACGACGGAAACCGCATTCAATCAGCCCGTGACTGTTATCGGATTCCGTGGCTAATCAAAGCGCCCCCGCGTTAGCGGGGGCGCTTTATTGTTCCATGTGGAACACTATTCTATCATAATAAAACCTATTACCATAAAATCAAAACCAATCGCGGCAATGCCCATAATCACGCAATCAAATATGCCCCAGCGAGTATACACGACACTGCAAAATAAAATTTCCACGCTTAAAAGTACAATCCACACACCAATCAATATTAACACATCGCACAATTTCATGCTATCACCCCGTTCTTGTTTCTTCAAAATCTGGAAGCCTGCCGTTTACCTCATACCGGCGCGGGGTCATGACGACCCACGACGCGGAGACCGACGGCTTTGCAAAGTCCGTGCGATGCTTTATCGGGCTGTTGTGATATGTTAACATCTGCCCGCCCGCATCCGCGATAATTAGGAAGTCGTTTAAATTGTTTATATCATCTTTAAGGGCGGCAACACCTTCTTTTTTGCCAACGCCTGCAATCGTACTTTCAAGCACGTTATCACAGGTACGCGCGGCATAGCATTTTGCGTGCAAAAACCTAAATTCCTTATAACCGTATTCAGCATTAGGGTGTTCATCCTCTGCAATGCCGATATATATTTTCTTTCCGTCCTTGCGCTCTACCACACATTCACGTTCTACGCACTGCCGCTTTACTTCATTGTTATAAAGTTCTACGCCCGGGCACTTTGCGCCCTGAAATTTGCAAGAATCGGTATCCCAATAAATGACATTTTCCCATCCCACAATTTTTAATAGTTGCCAAAGCTTAAGACGGGTAAGCGATGCCGTCCACAACCCCCATAAAAACGGAAATTTGTTATCTTGACTTTTTGCAACGTCATCCGGGGTTTTGCTGTTCAAATTCGTTTCCCAATCCGTGCGCGTAAATTCGATATCATCACCACCTTCTGCCGCGTATTCATCGCGGATTGTTTTTTGTGCACACGCGCCGAAAATAGTGTTGACACAAATTTTACTAAACATATAATCGGGCGTCCCCTTCATGGTTTCTTTAACGCGGAATTTTTCAAAAATAGCTTTCCGAAAAGAACTAGGCAAATATGCAAGACGAAAACAAACACTTTCCATTGCAACCATATTGTCAAAAGTATATGCTTCTCTTATACGTTGCCAATCGTTTGAATCACAGTATAAATATATACCATCCGCGCCCAACAGCCGCCCGTTATCTACACCGCGTTCACCTTCAATCGCGGCGCACTTGCTGACACTAATAACGGGGTCAGGGCATTCAGGTTTTATTTCTGGATTTACAAGCAAGATTTTTGCAACCCATCCAAAGCCGTTATTTATCAGATTTTCCATATCCTCTAAGGCTGTTTCATCTGGCAAATCAATTGGATGCCCTGTCGGAAATTTCCATAGTAGCTGTTGCGATGGGTGCGCACTTTTAAAGTCATAGCTATTACAATCTGTATAGGTACGCCCAGCACGCCAACGCGTGCCGTGCGTGTCACCGCCTGCCATTGCCTTATAACACAGACGCATCTGCCGCGCGTCAAGCTTGAGCGCATCCATGCGCCGTCTGCAATTTTGGTCGTGGGATATTTCGGAATTGACAGCCTGAATTACCATACCTGTATTAGTAAGGGGGATTGATGCCGCATTATATCCGCGTTCAGTTTTCAGACGTTCAATCGCTTCCCACAGTCCTAGTACGTCATTCACGCAATACGAAAATTCGGTATCATCTAACACGGTATCCGGGGTGCGATAAACAGTATAATCTAAGTCACCTTTTAGCTTTGCGTGCGTGCACCCCTCAGTTGCCCGGGCAAGGGATTTTTGAAACAATTTCAGGCTGTCCCGAAATTCTATACCATTATCAAACTCAAGATATAAGGGCTTGCGGCTTTTCGTGTACAAGGCTTTACAATCACCCCAACGATCACAAAGCACTTGAATCAAATAAGTATATTCGTAACCCAAATTATGCACATACACAACAAGACGGTTCTTTTCGCTTATGTGCCATTTGTCCACAAGTTTTTCCATAATTTTTGCCCAGTCCTCAAAATATCGCGGGACTACCACCGCACCGCCGATACAGGTCTGAAAGCTGTACGCAAACCCGTCCGCGTCGCTGTTGGTTGTCTCTATATCAAACGTACAAGTTATATCAAGATATTTTTTACCAAAATACTTGCGTTCGCCGCTGTTTAGCTTTTTACGCCCTTTCGTTACGGTTTTAGGGCGCTTGAGCATTGGCAAAAATTCAGCCATGGTTTCGGCGATTGGTATATCTTGACTGTATCGCATTATGGGTTCCTCTTTTTACCGTGTTTGCGTAATGACTGTAAGAGCGCCGCGCCCTCTTTTCTGTCACTTTCTACCATCTGACCGATTTTCTGCTGGTGCGTTCGCTGTTGTCGGATATCCTCGAGTGACCCTTCAGCGGCGCGGCCTGACATAATTTCTTCATAGATAATATCTGAACCAAGCAAATTTTCCCATTCTGCCGCCATATATTTTTCAAACAACGCGGACAGGTTTGCAAAATCGCCCTTAAATCCCGCCGATTGCGCGGCTTTGGTCAATCGCTCTTGATATTCGCGCATACCGCCGACGGTTGACGTGGGTGCAGTGATAAAATCGCGGAGTTGAGCAAATTCTTTTTCTAGCTCCTGTCGGGATGCACTCGCAACTTTTTCACGATATCGCGGGATATCTCTGCCCGTCTGACGCGCCGCACGCTGATATGCGGATTTTGTATATCCAGCTTTTTCAAGCGCTCTAAGGCGATTATTAGCCGCTTTAGCGGCGCGCGTAACAATATTGCGCAATTCGTCCGTTGTGTATGCCTTTGTGGGCTTTTCGCCTTTAGCATAGTCTGCCCAAGGTTTAGCGCGAAAAGGACGGCCTTTACCGCCCTGTTTACGCTTTGCTTTGGTTTCTTTCTTATCTTTAAGTTTAGCGGCTTTCCGCTGTTTGGCGGCTTTCTTATTGCTGACATTAGGGGGTTTCTGTATCATACGGGATTCTTTTCCCGCTGGTTCTTCCCGGACAAGCCCGGTCTCCGTTTTCAGTTTCTTCATTTTGCACCCCTCATATCAAAATATCTTACACGGAAAGACCCGTCTTGAAGTTGCGAAAATTTTGCACTTTGCTTTTTTGCTTTAAGGTATTTAATATACTTGTCAAATTCAAGTTTGTTCATCTGCTTCACGCCTGCCGTCCTACACCATGCAAACCCATCTTTAAACATATTCGTATGATGTGCCCTTAACGGCGAACAGGTTTTGTATTCATAAATATACACTTTCATGTTATCACACCCCCTTTTTGCTGAAATACTGAATACGGATATCACCGCCCGGAAGTTCAATCATGTATGGATTGTTCCCGTTTGCCCTCAAGTAATTGTATAGGTTGCGAATACCCGCATTGCTGTATGCCTGTTTCGTTGCGGCAATGACTTTAGTTCTCTTGTGGTCTGTCCCGTCCAGTTCGTATAAATGTAGCATTCTCATTACTCCAAGTCCCCCTTATTGTAGTATGCAACTATTTCAATCTTATCTTTTGTGTGACCGGAACTGTTGTCTTTTGCCTTTCGCTTGAGCCGTCCGCAACCGCCATAACAATACTCTAACCAATAAATATAATCGTTCGTTTCGTATGGTTTATCGGGGTGCGATAGCACCCGGTTTTCAATCTTGTCAAAATTGGAAGTGCTGATGTATTTAATCATTTGTTAACTCCTTTCTTACCATTCAACCGCGTTTTCACGGATAGCATCAGCGCACTTAGAAACCCAGTCGGGAATTTCAGATACATCTATAATTTCCCAAACGTCCAAACCGTCCCCGGTTTCATCAATCAGCCGCTGAACCGCCACGCCCCGGGCATCTACCGGGTCATTTGCTCTAACCATATAATCGTCATGGAAATTATCACGGGTGTTGTAAACGTGCACGTTATAGCTTTTCATTTTGACTTCTCCTTTCACTTTTGTTTCTTCCATGTGTTGTAATAATCGGCAGTCATTACTGTATAACCACCTTCTACTTTTACAACTACTTCATCACCTTTTGCATATTTTTTTGGCGTAGTAGCGTGTTTTAAACAGTCCGGTTAAATCGTCGTAACCTTTCATGGTGTTGTCCTTTCTCTTGAGTGTGTTTGTTTAGGTGGGTTTCCCCATCTATATTGTACCAAATAATTGTGAACACAGCATGAACAACCTGTTAACAATTTACTTTAATGTCATACAGTTCAGTGTAGTAAACTTTATTGTAGTGAAGTGCAAGCGACGAGCGCACTTTATTGCTTTACTGTCCTGAAGTTAGGGGAAACTTACTTCACTGTCCTGATGCGTATAT